CCCGCGCCAAGAACAGCAAGCCTAAAAAATCAGCGGCTTTGTGTGTCATTGTGGCATTCCTTGTGGTGGCATCATTTCGCCTTCAGGCATCATTTCCATAGGCATGGACTCTTCACGCATCTCTGGCATTTGATTGATTGTGTCTTGCGACTCCATCGCCGCAGCGACTACACCCATAGCAATGTCTTGAATCTGTTGCTCGGTCATGCCAGCCTGCACCGCAGCGATCCGTTTGGTTTCGGCTTCGTACATCTTAACTTCAGCTTCAAAGTCTTTGCGCTGCATTTCCTGCACTTCAATAGATTTTCCAACATTTTGGATCATCTGGTGCATCTGCTCCATCTCTTGGCCCATTGCTTGCATCTGCTGTTCGGCCATTTGCAACTCTGGTGACTTGTCGCCGTCTTCCATCAGCTTGGGGTCAATCGTCTTGGCAAAGCGTTTAGCCATCTCTTGGGCACCAGGCCAATCCATGTTCTTCACAAACAAATCACCAGCCACTTGCCACAGTTGGGGGTTACCCTGCAACAGTTGAGCCATTGCTTCCAAGGCTTCTTGGCGCTTGGTTGCGTAGCCTGGGCCAGTCGCCACCACCACATCGTACTTGCCGACGCTTGGGTTGTAGATCTTCTCGATCACTATGTCGCCTTGCATGATCTTCTTGACGGCTTCAGGCTGGTCAGGGTTTAACTTGACCATCTTGGTGTCACCGTCTATACCAATGATGCGAGCCACGCGCTGGGTGTCGTACACCTTGGGGATCAAGTCTACGAGCTGGCGCACAATGTGACGTACACCACGGGCAAGATTGTCACCGTAATGGTATGTGCCGACATCACCTTCGCGCTGACGCGCAAGAATTGCTTTGCCGCTTCTTTCATTCGATGTCATGCCCAAAGATGCGTTGTATTGGCCAGTAGATGCCTTGATGTCCTCAGATGCGCCTGCTTTGGCCTGCAACAGACCGCTAGAAGCCATTGGAGGCTGTGCCCGCTGGGGTAGTGGCAGAACAGCGCCTTGGCCGTCTGTAACATCTGGATTGACTTCCAAATACGGCCAGTTGGTCGTGTTTGCAGTCTTCCATTGGTTTTCGTAGCCTTCAAACTGGCCACCATAACCAATAAATGGCGCTTTAGGAGCCAAGGCCAGCATCTCGGCTTCTTGTGAAACCCAATAGTTGTACATACGCTGGGCATCCTTGGCATTTCGCACCAAGCCCGACACGTATAGACGGCCATCAACCTCAAACTCATTACCAACAATGCGTACTACAGGGATGTATTTCCCCGCCCAATCGCGTTCTTCAAGAATTTCATAACCGTTAATCTTGCAGTATTTAATCTTGACACGATCCGATTCACGAGATTTTTTAGGTTTGCCATAAATTTCTTTCAGTTGTTTGTCTTCTGGGGTGCCTTCAAATGCGGTCACGTTCCCAGGGTACATATTAAGGGTTGATCTGTCGTAGTCTACGTAGTAGTAGTCAGCGACGCGGATGGTGTCTTCGGTGAGCCATTGGCTCAAATTTTGGTCACCTACACCAAGTGTTTGCAAGGTGGTAATAGGCGCGGAGTCGGGATACATCCGCTGGTATTCGTCTTTAGTAACGTCTTCCGTGATGAAGCACCACTTGGCATCTGCACCAGTCGGGTCTTGGATTGTTGGATCCATGTAGACGCTAAATGAGTTGCGTACACGGCCAATCTTGATGTCTTGATCAAACGTGTTCTCGTCGCAGTATTCGGTCAGGACGCGGATGTAACCTTCGCCGTAAGAGACTTGGTTTTCGCAGGCCGTGTCGTAAGCGACATCTGCGTCGCTAATGTATTCAATGTGCCTGACCATGCCGTTAAAGATTTCGGCGACTTCGATGTCTGCATGGTCGTCGGCTGGAATAACTTTGCCACTTGGACGGTTTTGTCTTTGGTCATTGGTCACCTGTCTTACGTGCTGGGGTAACTTATTGATCGTCAAACACGGTCTGGCGTTAATCGTTTGGCCTTGCACAGAGCCACGGGTTGCCAATACATCTGCTGGCCACTGCCAGCGGTTGTCGGGCGAGCCAGCGTAAAACTTCAGGTCGTCGATCTCATCTTCACGGGACTCAGACAAAGCGCCAATGGCCATGTCCAAACGCGAGCGAGCAGTCGCCAAGACACTGGATGTTGTGTCCTTTTGGCCGCCACCATTGGCCACAGCACCGGCTGCGGCGATGCCTGTGTAATCTGCCATTACTTTTTCTTAGCCGTCTTAGCAGAGTCTTTAAAGTCTTTAGCCGTTGGCGCATTTTTGCTGCCAACTTTGTTCATTTTCTCGCCAGAACCCGCTTTGATACGAGCTTGTTTGGCGTTAATATTTGCGTAGAGTCCAGGTTTGGTTGCCATGATTTAACACTTCCATCGTTTAAGAGCTGCTTTAGCGCGTTCGCCGTCTTTGGCGTTGGCCGCTACAGCGCCCATTCTTGCACAAAATGAATCTTTACGGCCTTGGTCTGCTTTGGTCTTAGGGTTCGGTGCTGGCGCTTTAAGGTTAGAGCCAGTTGCCGCATTGTACTTCTCGCGTCCTTTGGCGGTCAAACCCGCACCCTTGGACGTGGGTAGCTTCTCGCCGCGACCTACTGACAGTGATACTTTTTTTGTCATGATCCCATCCATGATGCGTTGACTCCACTACCCTGCGCGTTCACGCGACGGGTTGGCTCAACATATTGCCGATGTGCTACAGGAAAAGCAAATGTAACAGCAATTGCGTCGGCTGCATCGGGCGACGCCAGCCCACGCGACTTCATGTCTTTCTTGCTTTCCAAGAAAATTGTTCCACGTGAATCAGGCTTCATCATAGGCGAAATCAAATCAGTTTTCAAGAACCGATCATTAGGAATGGCGGCGGTTTTTAGCCACTCGCGCATGTCACCCCACATTTGCGCGCGCATATTGCCGTACATGACTGGGTTCTTGGCCTTGTTTCCAAAGTTCACACCCTTGATCTTGTACCGCTGCTCTTTGAGCCTGTCCACAATCCCAGCACCCAAGCCACCTTCGTCAATTACCACCAGCGTGGGCTTAAATTCCTCAATTGCTTCGATCACATGCCCGACCACCGTCATGGTGTCGTCGCCCCTATGTCTAGCGATACGAACAATATCACGCCCCTGCCGCACCGCGATGACCGTAGCATCCGCCCCAAACCGTGCGGGGTCTACGCCAATCACAATCGGTGCGCTCAGGTCTTGATACTTGGTTCGTTTCATGGCGTCGTCCACTATGTCAGCCCCAATAAACTGGTCATCGCCCGCGTTGGGGAACTGACCGTACACCTCGACGTGCGCCTGTGCCGAGTCTGGCCCATATTCGTCAATGATGCGCTGATAGACCGCTTTGTCGGTGCCTTCGACCGTGCGCGCGTCCACCACACGGGTGCGCCAGAACTCACGCTTGCTGTTAAACGCTTCGTAGAAGTACCCCGTGTTGCGACGCGGGTTACTAAAAGCCATCCAAAAACGATTTGGCGTGTTTTCTGTAAAGAAACCACCCGTCACCGCCCAGATTGAGTCGTCAATACCACTGGCCTCGTCAAAAACCACCAGCACACCATCAAAGTTGTGCACACCTGCGTACGCGTCAGGGTTTTCCGCTGACCATAAGCGTCCCTCGACGCCCCAGTAGCGTGTGCCCTTTTTCAAATCGCGCTCGACCAGCTCAGTTAACCACTTTGCCGGCATCACTCTAGTAGCCGATACCTCAAACCAGTGCGAGTTGATCGACATCGCCAGCCATTTTGTGATCTCGGCCCAGGTGATACTGCGGAGTTGGGACTCACTGTTGGCCGATATGATGGTTGTCGAGCCTATTCGTGTTGCCGCCATCCATATCGTTATCCAACTGACCAGTGCCGACTTGCCAATACCACGGCCAGACGATATGGCTTCTTGCAATACACCAAAATCTAATTTATCTTTATTAGCTTTTATGTGCTCCGCAATGTCCAACAGCACCTCGCGTTGCCATTTGCGCGGGCCTTGGAAGTGTTCTAACGGTGTGCCCTTCACACCCCATGGAAACGCAAACATTACAAACGCCAGCGGGTTGTCTTTGATCGCCGGACTCCAAAGCCTGGCCATCAATTCCTGTTCGTCTTCAGCGCTGTATATGGTGTTCTGCATTTAGTTTGGGTTGTAGTGTAGGACTAGGTTCGTTGGCAATCACATCAATAACCCTTGACTCTGCTTGACGCAGCGCGCCGATGATTGAGATGCGTTGGTCAACATCTATGCTGATGGACTGCTTGGCCACCCAGCCGTGTGAGTGTTGCAGGATGGCTAACGCTGCTTTAGCGTCGCCTTCATGCGCTGCTTTGTGCAGACACTTGGACATCTCCAGCTCGCCGTCGGCTTTGCCCTTGAGCGCCGCCATGTCTGCTACGGGGTCTAGCTCACACAGTTGCCGGTATTCGGTGGGCAACATGCCGGAAGCCAGCGCCAATGCGTCGCCCTTGAGGCCGAGCTTGGCGGCGTCGTAGATTTTGTTTAGCCGTGCTTCGGTTGCAACAACCTTGCGCGGCTCAAATGGAAGACTGTGAAACATGTGCCCGAATATACCAAACGTGGGTCGTGTGGGCAATTATTTTAAAACTTGGGGCCGTGTGGCAAATATTAAAAAATAAAAAAAAAAAATTGTTCGTAAGCCCTTCGTCACCGTGACCCATCCGCCGCCGGCCCTACCCCCACCCCCTCAAGTTCCTTACACAATCCTTACAGCACTAAGTTAGTGAGTGCTAACTAACATTCATAAGTTAGTGGCTACTAACTTAGCCTAGCGAAGTGAGTGCACACTAACATGACATGTTAGCGGGTACTAACATGACATGTTAGTGAGTGCTAACTAACATCGACCTAGCGCCAGGTGGCTATAAGTTAGTGACTACTAACATGTGGGCATGTTGCATGCGTGTGGACATTGTGGACAATGTGGGCAAGGTTTTAGCGTTTCACGGTCGCTGGCTAAACCGTATACTTACACAATACTTACAATCGTTTTCATAGCAATACAAAAACCAATTGTCCACATTGTCCACAACATAGGTTTTTCACTCTCAAGGCATGTGGGCAAACTACACGTTTTTTCATTGTCCACATTAAAGGCACATTATCCACACATTAGGGTTTATCCCTACAAAATAGTTGTTGACATGTGCAAGGAAATATCTTACAGTATCTATGTGAGCGCAAAAA